TCATTACTATAACCATAGTATTGTTTAACAAACTCTAAATCTGATACCTTTTCCTTTCTAAGCCAAGGAGAGAATCTCTTCCTCTTTCTCAATATATTTAGATAAAAATTATATTGCATATCTTTATCTAGGAAATGATACTTATTCATTTCATTAGCAAACAAGACACAATCCAAGTGACCTGACAAACATTTGTTAATAATAAAGGGGGGATATTCTTTAACAAGAGTTGAATCTTCTTCGATAAGATTCTCTTTGGTAAAGTTGATTGAGTTCAACCAATCCTTCAATTCAGTAGTCATATATCAGAGAATCAATTTTGAACTTGGTTTTGCGATTGGAGAGAACATCTCTTCATATTTTTCAACGAGTTCATCATTTACATTAGCAATATAGACAATCCACTTCTTACTAATTTCTAGTTCTTTCTCGGTTCGTTTTAGAAGAGGAGCATAAGGTGCGAAACCAAGTTGCCCATCACCTTGATTGAATGCAACAATCGCATTCATAACAATAAGACTTTCATCCTTATCTTCAAGGACCTCTGCAACTACATCTTCCCCAGAAGACATACGAAATACTTTAACGTTCATAATTTTGTTCAATATTTGTGTTGTGATAATACAAGTTGATGGCCATACCACCCATAACTAACCAGTAGACCATAAGCATGGTCATACCAATTCTACTTGGAATACTTGTCATTTGAATTCACACTCCAGTAAAAATTCCAACTATCGTTCCTTTAGGAGGACCATTTTTGGGTTTATTTAACCTTGTGAATCCATCCTCCTTCACTTTCTTGTATTCTCTAATCGGACCTTCATTTTTAGTTTTTAGAGAAGGTTTTAATCTAACAGGACCTCTATTACTACTTTTCCAATTTAATTGACCCCTTACAGGACCTGGTTTGAGTTTAGTAACCTTTTGTTCATACTCAAAATCAATCTCTTCACATTTTACATATTCTAAGAAATTGTAACTTAAAAGATTGTCTGGTGGAATTTCATCCAAAACAGTGACATATTGATGATGAACATCGACTCTTAATTTACTATTAATTTCTCTGAGAGAACGATTGAGACTTGCTGCCCTTGAACCTATATTCGGAGAATCTTCTTTCCACACAGAGTCTCTAAAGTAGTATCTTATCTTTTTCATTTAAACTCACACTCGTAATGTGGTATAATAATAAATAGTTTTGAATTTACACTCGTAAATGAATTACTCAAGTATCTATCAGTCTATCGTAGATAAGTATGGTTGTCAATCAACTGGTCTTGTTGAGCGACATCATATATTGCCCAGAAGCATGGGAGGTACTGATAGTAGTGACAATATAGTTGGAGTGTCGCCACGGGTCCATTACATTTTACATCTGTTATTGTATAAAATGACCGAAGGTAATGATAAAAGGAAGATGTGGTATGCTGTCTGGAATATGTCCCATCAGGGCAAAACCAAATCTGGTTCTATGTATCAGTTCATAAGAGAACAGGCATCAGAAAGACAAAGAAAGATGCGAGGTAACAGAGTTCCCTGGAATAAAGGTAAAAAACACTCATCCGAAACTATTGAGAAACTCAGAAATACCCGGAAGGGGAAAATGTATGGAAAGTTTTGGAGAGTTGAGTATAAAGGAACAATATACAATTCAATCAAAGAATGTATAAATCTAACCGGAGACAGTTACTATTTAATAACTACCTATGGTAAGAAGTTAGAAAAATACAGACCCTAAATGAAAGTACACTCCACCATTATCTCTGTAAGACAAGCCAACATATTTATCTCTTGGTCCGCGACGAATCCACTTTGAAACTGATACTTAGCAATAATGAGGACAGCAGCAGCAATCCCAGAACCTTCCAAGTGTGTGTATATAGCATCGTAAATACTACGAATAAGCACACTAGGATCATTGTCCAGATTATCAACGACCCATTTTCTGACTTTAGAGAAGTCTTTAGTTTTGAGACTTTGGAATAAATCGTCGGTTTTGACGTTACTAAATGCTGCAAGAATACCGGTATCAATCTTTCCACTGACAGAGTATCGTTGAAGTTCATTAAGAACTCGTCTCCAATCAGGGAAGTGTTTCTGAATGAGTTCTACAAGTACTTTCGGATCGTATTCCACACTCTCTGTCTCAAGTATAGCCCTGAGACGGTTGAAAAACTTGGCTGCAAGTTCCTGTCGTTCTTTTCCCTTAATGGTAAAGTCGATGACTGCACATCGAGAGTGGAGGGGAGCAATGATCTTATTTTTGTAGTTACATGTGAAGATGAATCTACAATTTCCAATGAACTCCTCAGTAAACGCCCGTAGGCAGAGTTGTACATCTGGGGTTGTGTTGTCAGCTTCGTCAATGATAATGACTTTGTGTTTAGAACTTGACGAAAGTGAGACGGTCGAAGCGAAATTCTTCGCATTGTTTCTGACAGTATCAAGGAATCGTCCTTCATCAGATCCATTGATGACATAATAATCTACTCCTAATTCATAACAAAGGGCTTTGGCCACTGTGGTTTTACCACATCCAGGTGGACCAGACAAAAGTAGATTGGGGACTTCACCTTTCTCTACAAATTGTTTGAATGTATTCTTGATCCCATCAGAAAGAATACAATCTTCGATAGTCTCTGGTCTGTACGATTCTGTCCATACGAAATCTTTTCTGTCACTCATCAACTTTCCTCATAATAAAAGAATCACCATTATCAATAAATTCTAACATATCTCCTTCTTTCCATCCAGTTTCTTGTAGTATTTCTTCTGTGAAGGTTAGAACTCCATCATCATCTACAGTCAGTGTGGTTATCATATCCAATCAGGTTTGCGCTGTGGAAGTCTCAGATAATTATCTTTGACCCATGGTTTAGATGCAATATACATCTTATAAGCATCAAATGTCGAGATACTATCATCAAACTTAAACTCCTCAGGCATTGCACGAACAAAAGGAGTTGTTTCTTTACCAGACCTACCGGTAGGATCTCCAGTTGGTAGGATTTCCTTTGCAGCATTCAAGGTAGTGAAACATGTGTGTACTTTACCATACCTTGCGGCATACTCACTACAAAGAGCAAACCCGTGTGCAAGTAACCACTGCCAGTTCATCACGTACTCCCTAGCCCAGATGGTACAGGGGTGATTACGGAAGGCACCTTTCTCTGTGCTGTATGGGGTTCCATCGGCCTTGGGTAAGGTACCGAACCCATGACCCCACTTGTCTGAACAGACAATAGAGAGCATCTGACACGTCTCTAGAGGCATCTTGACAATGTGCTTGTCAGGTAGAACCCTGGCGCTCTGCCATGGATCCGAAGAAGTCGCGAAGATATTCATTACTAAAAAATTGCATCAAGTATTGCACACCCCAGTTTAGTGTGCCTTCAGGAAAAACGTCAACCTCTTTTTCCAAGAGTTTCAATGCTGTTACAATCCTTTCCATTCCACATACTTGTGCAGTGGCTTCAGAAATTCTCATAAACTCAGCATAGTCCTTATCACTACCTTTCTTCACACCATTGATATAGAACTCTCTTGCTTGACGCATGAGTTCTTCAGTTTCTGGTAGAAAGGTAATAGTCTCTTCTCTGAGAGGTATTGCCATGTTCTTAATACATGACATACTAAATTTCATTACCTCTCGGGTTTGTTCGATCGGTAATGCATGGTCTAAGCCATCACGGAATGCATATTGGATAACACCATTAGTACATTCCATGACACGAAGAACTGCAATCTTATCTAACTCAGAGTCAGGAAGATTGCCATATTGTTCTGTCCAGTCAGTCATAATCAACCAAAGGTAGAGTCGGGGTCCATTGCGATATAATACGTCACGTCAATGTTCTGATTACTAAACCGAGACAACAGTTTAGAAGATACAACTACATTATAGTTACCAGGAATAATCTTCAGGTTCTCTTCTTTGAAGTTGAATACAAAGTCAGTATCAGTCTCACCAACAATGATGGAGAAGTCATTAGAAGTGTCGTTCTTCTTATCACGAGAGACAAGTTTGATGACACCATTCTCACCAATGGCAGATACGTCAGGAAGTTGATAAACTGATGCAGCCTTCTTGAGTTTCTCAAGTTGTTGACTGGTCAGTTCAAAACATACATCCTCAGAAGGAAGTGTAATCTCTTTCTCAGGTGGAGCAACAATTACAGATGGGTCTGCAAAGAAATACTTCGAACGTGACTTACCTTCTTTGATGACAACATACTGGTCCCGTTCAAAATCAAGGTCTGGAGAAGAGTGAAGAGACAGACCATTCAAGAATTGGTTCAGGTCATAGATACCAAAGTCTTTAGGGAATTCTTCAGCAACATTAGCTTCAACCAGGATGTTCTTCATGACCGAAATACTTCGGAGCTTCTGACCCTTCTTGATCAAGATAGACTGGTTGATAGAAGAGAAGTTCTTCAGAAGTGATACAGTGCTTTCAGATAGTTTCATAATTAAAATGTTTCGTAGTTACTAGTAGTTTGAGAGTTTTTGTTGTGAAAGAACATTAGAAGAACAGCATAATGAATAATCTTCATAATGTCACGTTTTGGGGTTCCTTTCTTATCATAACGGGAAGTATACTTGAGAATGTTATCTCTAGAAAATGCCTCCCCGTCACCATGAGAAGCCTCAATGAAATCCAGTGTTTGAATGTTCTGGTCATTGACAGCATAGTGTTGACTATAGGTCCCTCTAATATACTGAAGAAGTTCTCTTACAATCTCTTCTTCATTATACTTCCATGGTCTACTACTAACACTAAGGTTTGGTTCAACTTTTTTGGATTCGGTCAATTCAATTTTGTCCTCATTAGAAACAAGAGGGGTCCATTCGTACCCCTCCTCTGGTAAAGAATTCATGTGATCATATAATAAACTCCATGCGGTCATTCTATCAATTATCCTCCTTGTTGTCAACTTTCATCTCAAAATCTACATCAACTTTATCGTAAAGTTCTAAAAAAGAAGACTTGGTTTCTTCATCAAAACGATTTATACAGACTTGAATTGCTTTACTCTTGTCACCAAAGATACTATAAGCACGGACGATATGAATCAAACGACGGGTCGAGATAACATCTTCAATACCACCATCATAGAATGTCTTACGAATGATGTCAGCCCAGTCACAGAGATGCTTACAGAACTGTCGGTCTTCAATACTAAGGTCTAAAGCAATCCCTTCTAGAATTCTCTGTTCAGTCTTGGCCGTTGGATATTCTTGCTCAAGAGTAATACAGAAACGTTCTAGGAATGCCTCATTGAGAACGTTAGTTCCAATAAACCGACCGTCATCGCTGCCTTTACCTTTAGTATTTGCAGTTGCAATAACATTGAATCCCTCCTTGGGCTGTACAAACTTACCGGTCTTCTTCAAGAAAACACCTGTACCTTCAAGAATAGATTGAAGACATAGGATTTTATTAGATGCCAGGTCAACTTCGTCTAGAAGCAACACTGCTCCACGTTCCAGAGCCTCGATGACTGGACCGTTATGCCAAACAGTTTCGCCATTAACAAGACGAAAGCCACCAATAAGATCGTCTTCGTCAGTCTCGATAGTAATGTTGACACGGATTAGTTCTCTCTTGAGTTGAGCACAAGCCTGTTCAACCAAAAACGTTTTACCATTACCAGAAAGACCCGTGATGAATGATGGATAGAACAGACGGGACTGAATAATCTTTTTGATGTCTGTAAAATTACCAAACTTGACGAAGGTATTATCTTTTACAGGAATGAGATCTTGTTCGACTGCAGGAGTTGCAGGAGTTGCTTGATAGGTTTGTTCTAGTTGTTCTTGAACGGTAAGATTCCACTTACCCCGACCAGTCTTATATTCGTCTAGTTTTTTAGTTACAGTCTGATAATTACAGTCATTCATTGAACACCAGGCACGAAGGTCACCAGAAGTAACATTTTCACCGTACAGTGCTTGAAGAGAAGTGACTACGTATTCTTTTGATAGTGTCATGATGTATGTGGTGTGGTCAACAAAGCTAATATAGTCCAAAACCACCCGTAGTGGTGGGTGGTTGGGACAGTTGTCAAACTGGTCAGGAGATCAGGTTGACGAATTGACTAAGTACTTTTCTATTTAGAGACTTAGCCTTAAGATTTTTGGCAAATGCCGATTTGATTTTTGATTTAGATGCTCCCTCATCAACTTCAAATTCAATGTCATTATTCAGACCAGTATCTAACATACCAAAGTAAGAAGTATAACCTGAGTTCTTAATCTCATAGAACTTTTCTTTGCGAACAACTTTCATAAGTTCATCGTTCACTTCCATGTACCGATGTAAGAAAGGTTTGAATTCATAATTAGAAGCAATACGAATACCGATAAGATTTACATCAGGAAAACTTTCT